GCATCAAGTCTTGCGCCGTAAATTCCGTTGCCAAATGTTAGTTCATATCGTCCAGAACTGTTTTCGTTTATAAAGTAAATCTTTGAATCAGCGTCGATGTCAATGTCACTGAATTGGTTGTAACGTGTTCCTGTTCCTTCGCTTTTAGCTCCTGTTGGATAAACGATAACACGCAGTGTGCTGATGTCAATGTCTTCGTCCGCTATTTCGTACCGTTGTCCAGTTTCAATAGCGTTTGCTCCAAAGGTTGTTTTAACAAGTCGTCCTTCGTGACCAATAAGCGGTTGATCCGCTCCGACGGTGTAGAAGTGAGATTCACCTTCGGTTGTTTTCTGAAGGGTGGTAACATCATCAAGAACAACAAAAGAATAGCTTGTTCCGTCGTAGCTGGCTGTTAATCGAGTTCCTCGTGGAACCACGTAGGTGGCGTCAGACTCGGATGTGGCTCCGATTGTTCCAACCACGTTTACAGTCGCAGCTGCAAAGCTTCGTGGAATGTATCCAAGAAGTTTGGCGGATGAAACCACGCTGCTTCGAAGTTGCGCGGAGTCAATGAAAGATTCGTTTACAGCAACGTGAGCAAGCATCGCATTGTAGTGCGTGTTGTATGCCAGCAGGTCAATAATGTTGTTGAGATTACTTCCTTCGAAATCCCAATCCGTGAACTCTGTTTCGCTGTTCTTAAAGTAATCAATTAAATTCGCTTTGATTTGCGCGAAGTCTAATTCAGAAACGTTTAGTTGTTCTCCGTTGGTTGCCATAAGTTTATCGGTTTCTAGTTAAAAGAAAAATGTATTCTACGTTGCTTCCGTACGTCATTTGGAATGTAGCTGTGATGCGATAAGCGTTTCTTTCGTGATCATCGTCAACTCTAACCTGAAATTTTGAAACTCTTTTTTCAAATTTTTCAACAGAGGTCAGAATCTCATTTTTTATTTGAGATGCTGTAACGGGACTTGCAAGTTCAAAAAGTAACCTGCTAACGCGAGTACCGAATTCCGGAAAGAAAGGTCGCGTGCCTCGTGGTGTTAAAATAATATTCCTAATGCTATTTTTGACCGCTTCGATGTCTGTTGCAGGTAAAACGTCTCCAGTCGCAGGATGAATAAAACTAAAACTCACATCTTTATAAATGTCTCCTGCGACCACAGTTGGCCGGTAATTAGGACGATTGAAATCAGAAAGAATGCTGTTCATTGCTGTTTCTATTTATGATGTTTCCTCCCGGCTTTTTTAATTTTGAGCAGCCAAATATTGAGCATTTTCAGCTGATCCGTTTTCTAGAAGAATAACGCTAACGGAGGAAAGCCCATTTGAGGTGTAAGAGGCTGCGGCTGCCTTATCAACAAACAAATAGGGTGTGTCAAACGTTTGAGCAGGATCTCCGGTATCCACAACAGTTACAATTCCGCTTGGGTTTAATCCCGCAGGATCATATGGAGTTCCATCTTGGTTTTGTAAAAGGAATCGTGTGCCGCCTCGGAATTTGGTGCTCGCTATTGCATACCCTGAGAATAGTGGGCGTTCGTATGTACCTTTTGTCGAGTATTCAAACTTAAGAACGCCCGGCTTCATACCAGCCGCTTTCATTTTCTCTTCTCCGTCTTGAATAACATATCCAAGGTCTTCCCAGTACTTAACAAGGTAATCGGGTCTTTCTTCAGGGATGATACTAAGAAATCTTGTCCAATCCCAATCGGGAGTACCGTAAATTCCAATCCCGGTGGAAATTATACCGCGATCAATGTCTTCCTCACCTGGCTCAAGAGTTCGCATTTTATTATACTGGGACAGGATCGGCGCATCCTCAGCTATTTGTGAAATAACACTCTCACCTCGGGCTTTAAATTCATTAAGAATTTCCCCAGACCATTCATCGCGTTTTGCATCAAGTGTTCGTTGTATTTCGCGGTTCATTTCGTCATTGAACCCGTCGCTGCCGCTGTAGGCTTTGCTTTGACCGATGTAATAGAAATCCTGCAAAGCAGTTAGCATTGAGCGACTGCTCGGTGTTTGTTCCAATTCGGTTTTGCCGATAATGTCCTTGATACGGAAAGTGTGGTCGTTAAAGCGATCTTGTGTGTCGATCAAATTCTGGTCGATGTTCATAAGAGGCTTGAACTTTGGCAAAGGAGTCGGAGTTCCGGGACTGATCTTTGCAGAAGGAGGTAGAGCCACTCCTGATTGGTAATTTGTCATTGAGCAAATGTCAAAGGTAGCGATGTTCGCAATAATGTCATTTAGATTTCCAACCACATCACCAAATTGATCATTGATCTTTTTAATAATACCAATCCTATCCAGCAGGCCTGCGTTGCGGGCGTCAACAACAAGTTCCGCCAGTGATTTTTCTTTTAGTTCGTTTGCTTGTCTTATGACGTTACCGGCCTGCTTGGCTATGTCGGATATGTCACCCATTTTTTGAAGCATTTCCTGTGCGGACTCTGTTTCTAAAAGCATGTCAACAGCCTTTTGCTTAACGCGTTCAATGAGCAAGTCGTCGATGTTTTTAAGGCAGTCAGCCGCGTTAAAAATACCTCCGAGATCTAAATTAGCTCCAGTGGTGTTTCGAACAACGTTTTGAATGTTAGCAATTCGGCTCACATCAAGGTCATCGGAAACGCTGCCCACCTGTTCCTCGATAGAAGAAACACCCAATTTAGCAAGATTGTTTTCCCCGCTTGTAAGGGTATCAATCGCTCTTTGAACTTGTACTAATTTATCTAAATCCCTCATGGTTTTTAACTAGGTCCTGGACTTGATCCGTGTACGTGGCTTTTTAGTCTAATCGAACCTGCGGTAACATCGTCGTTGGAATGAATGACCCCAATGGAAGTGATTGTTTTGTTGGTTTCCAGTTCATCGACAATTGTGACCTTCCCCGATTCGATAGTTAAATCGGCCCCATTAAAAATGGTGGATCCGGTTGATGCAAAGTCCAGAGAAGTACCTCCGCTCACAGCCATGAAAGTTCCCGACCCAATAACCATTCCCTCGGCGGTAAAGATATTTGTTCCGCCCTCAGTTATTTGTGTTGAGTTGCCGGTGACCATAACTTTAGAATCCGCTCCAACGTTGAGATCGTTGTTAACGTCAATGTTTGTGTCAAGAGAGGCCTTAAATCGCTCGGTCGCTTCTTTTGCCACCTCCAATCTGTACCCACCGCCACTGTTAACAGCAAAGTCACCGGAAACAGCTTCCATGTTGATACTGGTTCCTGCTTTAATGTTAATGGAGGTATCCGAGGTTAGGTCTATTTGTTTGGCCTTTGCGGTTAGATTCCCGTCAGCGTTAACAGAGCAATCACCATTTACAGTGATGTTGCATCTTCCTCGGACCTCAATTTCTTCATCACCAAGGATCACGACGTAATCTCTTCCTCGAACCTCCAGTTTTCTATCACCGTTTGCATCCCATTCTTCTTTAGTACCTTTCGCGTGACGGCGACAAATTCTTTCATTCCCGACCGTGTCGTCTACTTCAAACTGGTGACCCGAGACGGTGCTTTGAACCTGATTGTAAACATTCACCCCGTCCTGATTATTCAGGGGCATGTTACTACTCATGTTTGTAGTTGGAATCTCCTCTTTATCTGCCATAGGATTTTATTTATTTAGGGATTATTTTCTTGCGCGCGCTGTATTGATCCCGCAGGAAAAAGACCGCCTCCGAGTGTCTCTCTGCTTCGAAGAATAGGATCTGGCTCGGCCACTGGTAATTCATTTCCTTGGCCTGTGGAATAGGGATCTCCATCGCCGGGAGTCCGTCGATACGCGGTGGATGCCGAATTAACTAAATCCTCTGCAGACACCCCGTTTGTTTGTGCGTCGTCCAAACGGAGTGGACCGCCTTGAAAGCCATCTGGCAATGCAGGACCACCTCCAAGAGGCTGAAGACCTGTTGATTTGATAGTAATTGCATCAGCGATTTGAGATAGATTTCTGGTCTTTTGATACACTCCGTTACTGGTATTACCATCAATTGCTTGAACAGTACTTCCGTTGCTATTAGTTACGGCAATGCCAATGTGACTCCATGTGTAAATTATAATGTCTCCAGCGTATATTTGTCTTGGATGCCTTCTACCAACTGCGATGTCGGGATTCTTTGCGGCCCAATCTCTAAAAGAGTAAGCTCTTGCGGTGTTTGGTAATTTTTCATCGGGGAGAATACCTGCTGATTCCACAACCCATGAAACAAAAGCTGCGCACCATGGATTCCCGTAACCTCCTGAATAAGATGTGCTCGCCCAATATTTTCCAATTCCGGGACCTCTGTTTGATCCTGCTGATTCCGTAATACCGATTTGGCTTTTTGCTATTTCAACCAATCTTTCTTGAGAACCTCCTGGAACAAAAGTTGGAGGTGGGTAATCGTAAAATCCCTGTTGGTTGTAATAAGGTCCGCTTGCGCTTTCATAAACGCCTCCAACTGATCGACCACTGTTACCAAAAGCATCCGCGGCTCCAGGAAGGCCTCCGCCTGTTCCTCCGATAGAACCAAATCCAACATTTCTAATAGGATCATAATTGATCTCGGTCATTGTACCGCCCGGGAAAACCCCAAGAATCATGGCATCCTGTAACTCGTTTCCATCGTAAAAAGCCCCAAAGACCATTGATCCCGGTTTGATGCCGCTGGTTTGTCCAGAACCACCAACGCTTGGGCCAGTGGGAGGCAATATTGCCGATGCCCAAGGCAGGTCTTTTGTGGCCAAAAGGTTTCGATCGGGGCTGTGATAACCAAAGCAGCGAACCTTTACACGACCCATACCTTTTGGATCGGAAACATCCTCAACAACTCCCATAAACCAATTTTGTAAATTCATTATTTTTTATTCTCGTATTTAAGATATGGCGGATGTACCACCAAAGCCATTATATGGAATACTGCCATCACTTGGTAAAGTGGGAGCATTAATTAAATTGGTGTCTTTGATAATTCTAAGCCTATTTGTGTAAACCCCGTTTTCAAATTGGTGAATATTAACACCAATCACGTAAACACCCGATAGGCTATCATCAATTCCTGGTTCATCCTGCGTGGTATCCACCGCTTTAGGGATTTTGATTTTTATTTTTGTAGCAGCCTTGAGATTTGGATCACCGTATACAGCGATTTCATGCACGGCGGATTCCATATTTGCTTTATACTTTTTAACATAAGGAAGCGCGGCAAGCTTTATTTGAGCTGGAGAAACAAACTCCTCAGGATATGGGCTAATCGGAAGATAGTAAACACTTTGGCTTGTTCTTGGATCGTTTAGAATGTTATCGAGGATCCGTGGTCGTTGTCCGTCGTCGAAATCAAGGTTTTCTAAATAAGTAAAATCAAAATCACCGGGATCCAATTCTAAAGATGTACCACGACCTCTACCGATCGATAACCCCCCGAAGATCAGATCGCTGTTATCTACCACCTCATTTGTTCCTATTGTTTGTTCGAGGTTTTCCGTTTTGGGAATCACCCTTTCCTCGTTATAAGATCTGGCCTCAAAATCGATTACCTCTGTGACACTTCCAATTCCGCCAGCCACAGCTTGGTTTAACTTATCTAATTTTATATTAGAGTTTAAGGAAATAATTCGGGATCGAAGGTGTTTTAAATTTTCAACACGTTCACCAGCTGTTGATCCGGAGGCGTTTTCGGGAACAGATCCTGTTAGCAGTTGATAGGAGTCGTGATCAGCTGTTGGCTCATACGTTGGATTGCTGTTTTCGTCAATTATATCAGCCCAACTTCTTACAGTGACCGAATCGTCTTTAAGGGTAGTGTAAACAAAAAACGGAGACTGATGTTCGTCGTAACAAAGGGTTTTAAGATACTCAACCGCCTGCAGTGGTGTTCTTTGTGTGATAACAGCTTTAAGATTATCAGTTAAACACGGATATCGTGCTTTGCTTTCATAATCGAATTTGGAATAAGCAAGATAGGTTTTAAAAATATCTTCTATAGCCTGAACGGGGTTTCCCTCCACTCCGCGAGAAATTTGTTGTAACCTCGAAAGGTAAGAAAAGGCACTTATTAAATTTATCTCGTATTCCTGAACGTTGATACTTTCTTTTGTTTTTTCAAACAGCGGATAATCCTTTACAACGAATTGATACGTCAAGGTCTCAAATGTGTTTTCCTCCACGGAATCGAGATATTTAATTTTGACCTTTACAATTTCTCTACCGTCCAATTGGAAATCCTCAAAAAAATTCACATTATCACGAATACGAATCTTTCCGGTAAGCACCGGCGAATAAATTTCTTCCGCAATAATAAAGGAAGTCACTAAATGGGTAATATCTTCCTCGTCTCCATTTCTGTTTATCATTTGAATTTCTTCAAACTCATAAACAGAGGGATAAAGTGGTTTTCCGTCCGCATCTACGTTTCTAGATGTGTTGGAATTTGGTATTGACGGATCCATACTTTAGTTGAGAAGGAGAGAGCTATAAGCGCTTTCAAATCGTCCTATTGCCTCAGGCTTTACCACGATAATATCCAGCTTTCTATTATTTATAATCTCTTCATATTCGTACCATGTGATACGCTGAGTCGGAGGTTCATCGTTTTGTTCGATAACTCCGTAATGAGAAAGAGGTTGGTCAGGAGATGTTTCAGAGAAAAACTGATAAGTTGAATTCTTTAGGTGCGAATAAGAATAAGCAGGAAGATAACTAAGCGGAACAACCTTTGTGCTTACCGAATCAATTGTAAACGTTTCGGTAGGATAACCCGCAGCTTCAACACTTGCGAGCCATGCATCACCCGCGGTTCCGCTTTTGGGCTTTATATAAATCTTTTTTTGAACGGGCGGACTGTTGGTAGCTCCCAGATCAAGTGTTAGTACATCCGCGTTGGAAGAAGGCCGAGTTAGGATCACTCCCATTCGTGTAAAATCCTTGCGAACAAACTTTGCGTCGGTTGTGACGAAAGTAACTTCATCGTCGGATACAAGAATTTCTACGGAGTCCGCATCTGTTTCTGAAAGCGGGAGTGTTGAATATTCCCCTCTC